ATCCAGTCTCACGTTCTTGGTCAGCTCTTTCGGATCCCAGACAGCTGTACACAGCGCTGTTACAAGACTGTCGCATTCTCCATCCATATAAGCAAAACGCCCCTGCGCCATCAGAATTGAGGTAGCATTAATACGATCATTAATCTCAGTTTTCAACGCATTCTCTACTCTGATCCAGCCAAGACCGTTCTTCCTTAAGCTGGTTCTTATACCGGCAATCAGCGTCTGCTCTGCACTGTCCGCATAAACCACTGTAATAAATCCATATCGGCTTAGTATCTTCTGGCAGAAATTGCAGAACATCTTTCCAAGCATATCCGGATCAATCTCAATAGGATTTCCGCTTTCATCCTTACAGCTGATCCATTCGGATGCCAAAGGGATTACCATCTGGAATCCTCTTGTTATCGCTGTTGCTGTAAAGGAATGTCCGGATCCAGAGCCACCAAAGTCAATGCCAAGATTAATTTCCATGATATCTCTCGGCTTCTCTTTCAAGGCAAAGCCAAACTTCTTGGTACTGATATCATCCGCAAATCTACGGAAGATCAGACCATTTGCCACAACGCGCATTCCCTTAATATCACGCATGTACCAGATCGAATTGACATCATAACGGCTCTCAATCTCATGAAGACGTTCTGGAGTGATGTTAATGTTATCGTAGATGGTACAGTGCATGTAATTGTACCCGCCGGGAAAGTTCCCTTCTTCCTGCTGCCTCTGGTATCTGTCAATGTACTCTGAATAAATGGCAGCCCTTGGGTTATCCGGGTTAAGGTCCCAGAATACTTTCAGCCTTTTAACCGCCAGCTGACGGTTGAATGCCTCTTTAATCGTATTATCATGGTGAAGGTTGATCTCGGTTGCGATCCACATCCCATAGGAATTACCACGGATTTTTTTGAAACTGTCCTCTTTCGCTCCACCTGCAAAGATTACAATTTTCTGCTTGTTATGAGTTGCTGGGCCTTTAATAAACAAAGCTTCATTGTCTTTGTATTTTCCCCAGTGACTCTGACCTCGGAAGATCCATTCAAGGCCCATCCCATTACAGTCACCAATATTCATCTTTGCATTCGCCATTGTGGATCCTGTTGCAAGATGGATCTTATCTGGTGTTGTTTTCAGCTCATGCGCAAAAGCAAAAACATTATCAACAGTCTTACCTGCACGAACCGCACCTTCTGCTACGTTATAAGAGCAGTCCCGGCATTTTCGGATATAGTCTTTGTGCTTTTCAGAAAAATGAAAAAGGATCGTTTTCTTCCTGGTGAAATTATTTGCTGCTGCCATAAATCTCACCCTCTATATCGTCCAGATCTTCAATCTCCTGGTTATTTCCTGTAATCTTTTCTGTCTGGGCTTTCATCTGAGCAATTTTAGCTTTCTGCTCTTCAGTGCCCATATCCATATGATCCGACAGCCATCGAAGGGCTTTCATCCGATCTGAAAGTTTAATGCTGGCTCCATCCTTTCCCTGTCTCACTTCTGCAAGAATGGTTCCGTCTACTCCAGAAGATTCCTTAAAATGAACAGTATTCACCGTTTTGGTCAACTGTTTTTCTTCTCCAGTTTCCAGATCTTTGATTTTAACAGGACCATACATAGCCATTACAGGAACTTCCTCAGTTCCAAACTTAAGATAATCTGTGATATCAGCAAAAGCTATATCCATGTACTTCTGGAAGATATCTGATTCAGAAAGAAATTCTCGGTTTAAGCGTTCCTGCTTTAGATGTAAGATTTCTTTTTTTACTCTAGCATTTCCTAGCAGCCTCGGACCATTCGCTGCTGCCGTTAAGTAGTCAACTTCATATGCTTTCTGATATGCTTTTGTAGCATTAAAACTCCGGATATAATAAATACAAAAAAGCCGCTGTTTGTCAGTCAGATCGGGATTCTCAATCACCTGTTCAACTTCACTCTCAGCAGCTTTCTTCTTTTTACTTTTTTTCTTTTCCGAACGTTCGCTTTTCTTTTCCGAGCGTTCGTTTTCCCACTTATGAGTACACTTCCATCTCCGGACAGTGCCCTCTGGCAGATTCAGTTGACTTGCAATCTCAACCAACTTCTGCCCCTGCAGGTACATTTCTTTCGCCTGCTCTATTCTCTTGTCCGGCGCTCTGGTCATGTCTCATCACCTCTGCTTCGTTGGTTTTGGGTACAACAAAAGCAGCCCCGGGGAGCTGCCTCTGTGTGTTTGTTGGTATACTAACTGATTTTTATTTCAAATATTCTCCTATTTTTTGCAGAGCTTCAAGTGCTTTTCTTCTATCCGTTTCGTTTAAATTCTCATTACGAAGAATATAACGTACTTTTTCTTCTAGCACACGATTAGCCTCCGCTGCGCCACGCTTTTCATACTCTCTAAAAATCTGTTTTTCCATTAGATTAATTGTCTTAGTTAAATTTTCTACCGTTTTATCATTTATATTCTCTCTTAAATTTTCTATCTGACTCAAAGCTAATTCATTTTCCAATTTATCAAAACGCTTAAGTAATGAATATAACAATAAATTGGTTTCTTCATTTTCACTTAAACTATTCGTTTCATTAATTTGTGCTTTTCCTAAATTTAAAAGTTTTATAATAGAATTTATGCCTTTTTTATTGTCTTTCGTTTCTTTAATGGCATCTACTATTTTTTCGCGATCTTCCATGACTTCACGATATATTAAATTCTTTCTATAATCCACAGTATTTATTGTGCTTATGTCGAAAATCCTCGGAGTATCTTTTTCCTGCACAAGTACAACTGGGAGGTCAAAAGCCTGTCTCACTCCTAGTTCAAATAACACATTAGGATTTCTGGTGCTTAAATCACAAATTGCCATTGGCGACTCTACAATGTCTCGTATAATCGACACTTGAATCATACTGCTTGACTTATCCTCGTCCGCACGTTTTGGTTCATACCCAGCTTCTTTTATCGCTGGACATAATAAATCCTCATAAACCTGCTTAAAATGATCTTGAGGATACGTATCCAGTTCTCCAATAGGCATAATAACAAAACATTTTTCCTTTTTACTATCTTCATTCTCTCCCACAGCACAACCTCCCACATACATTTTTCTCCATCATACTACAAAACGCCCCATATTTCTACAGGACGTTTGCAAAAAAATATATGTAGTTGGGGGTAGCTCCTCTCGAAGCCAATCGGAACACCAGGACTCGAACCTGCGGCTCGGATGAACGGCTCATGCTCCCTCCCAATCGGGGAGGTGTTCCGAGATGGACGTGCACCCTTGGTATCGTCCAAGGTGGATCCAACCCTGTCGTAAACGTTTTTCACATTTCGTGGAAATAATAATGCCGCCGCTTACCTACTAAGCAGTAACAGTACCTTTGGCCATCGGTATGGTACTAACCGAATCAACCGCCAGGCTGTGACACCTGGCAATCACTTAATAAGGAGCTATTATGAAATCTTTTCACCAAACCCAGTTTATATACTACCATGGAAAAAGCGAACATGACCGAACATTTTATAAATTTTCCAAATTCTTTTTTAAATAACGGTCATGGCGTATCCGGCAGTTATCTTCTGTGTACTTGGTCCGACGGTTGGGGAAACGGTAATTCATGTTTATGGCAACTGCTGCCCAGGTCAGATCATCCAGATAGTAAAGCCGGAAGATCTGTCTTAAATCACTTTTGGGGATTTTCTCGATAAAATCATCTACTGCATTTACAGCTTCCTGCAGCTCATCTTCCAGGATATGTAGCTTTAACACCCTCTTTTTTATCATATTCTTCACCTGGTCTACTTCTGGAAGGGGATAACCGGTTATCTTTATGGGACCTATAGTTCCATCTTTTCTTGTACCTCTGACGGTATCTGATACTAAGCCTTCCTTTTTGATTCTTTCCAGTCTGCGCTGGTCCCGGTCTATCCGTTCATGCAGGTCACGGATTTCCCCTTTTATCTCCAGGTACTGTTCCAGAATATTCTTGTCCATCGGTGCCACCTCCTGTTTTCAGTCGTTCCAGTTCCCAGTATGTCGGTGATCTGGTTATGCCGTTTGGTAACTGTAATTGCACTACATGGGGATATAATGCTTTTACTCTGGCTTTCACTTTCTTGGTGATGATTTTTCCATCACCGGAAGCATAACTAGTAGATACAATCTGAATAATATCTCCTCGTTTGATTCCATGTTTCTCTTCCAATCTCTTCTGCTGTCGTTCCCATTTCTCAGCTTCTGCTATTGCATATTCAGCTGTGGGATCCTTGTATTTTTCATGGTTCATTGTAGGCATCCACCTCCTGCTTGTATACATCTTTTAAGAGCTTCTGGATCATTCTTTTCATACAATCCACAGCCTGATACTGGATGATCAATCCATCCAGATCCACAGTTTCTTTTTTCTCTCCAAGGCTCTAAATAAACAAGATTTCCAGTTCCATGGCAAATTCCCCATTTTACACCATTTCTTAATCCTGGCTGTGGTCTGCATCTTGGACACTCCGGACAGTCTATGTATTCCTTGTTTCCGATCTTGCTCATTCAGGTACCTCTTGTTCTTCCTCGATTAATGTCCACTCCGCAGCATACAAAACAGCAGCTCTGTCATGGACTTTATTCTTATTCCCTGCCTGCATGGCAATACGACTTCCAACTTCCAGTCTCTCTCCTCGCTTAATGGTGCGGGATCTTTAAATTCTTCCGTTGCTTCTCCCCAGAACGGAATAGGAACCATAACGCCGTAATAAATTGATGAATCTGGGTGTTTTTCGCGCATGTAATTAGCAAATTTACCACTTCTAAAATCTGGCTGAATTTCTTTGTAACACTCCATCGTTGTTACTATATAGTTCTTTTCTCCAAAGAAATTCAAACCATTACCGCTATAAACATCCTCTTTACAGCTTTTGATCTCATAGCAAGTGAATATGCCTTTTTCTATTCCGGATACAGAGTATTGATTTGCCGGGCAAAACTCCATATAATCCACTCGCTTTGCCTTTGATGTCCATGGATCAATGCTAACCTCGCTGGCCCAGTGTTTCCCGGCACCGCTAAAACGTGTGTTTATAAGCAATTGTCCAAGGAATTTTGTTGTTTCTGCTCTTGTCATTTTCTCACCTCGTTTTAAGGAATTTGGACATTATGCTTTTTCTCCACTGCTGCCACGGCTGCGTTTCCCATTTACTGCAGCTATAGTCATCTCGGATCCAGATTCCTTTCTTGTCACAGAGAAGATCATCGTTATGTCTGCAGGTTTTACATGTTCTCTCTTCCATCTATACTACCTCGCTGTCCTGTGGCATTTGGAATATTGCCGCTTCTTTAAGTGCCTCAGTTATTGCATCCATTTTTCCTTTATCATTTGCAACTGCTATAACAATCTCGCTATTAGTTGTAATTCCAGTGAGTATTGTACGTATTCCTTTATAGCTTGCATAAGCCTCCTGTATCATATTGACAACTTTCATTGCTTTCTCAGCACTTGAGTAAGTGCCTACTGTCCACGCTGTGCCAATAGTTGAAATAAATACCTCATGCATTCCAGGAAAAGTTTCCTCAAGTCTAACTGCTTTTCCTTGAATATCAATTAATGTTGTTTTGTCTTGGCTTCTGATCAGCATTTCCGTTTCTCCTTTTTAATAACTGCTGCCGGACCAGATCGTATTCCAGAAGCAGGTTCCGGTCCTTGTTTCTGCTGAGGGTTCGGTCTGCGGCTCTTAGATAATATCTACCGTTTATCCGCCTTCCTTCAGCTGCGGCACCGTACAGGCTCCCAATTGTCCGGTTCAGTCTTTTCGATGCTTCTTTTATGGTTACTGCTTCTTTGGGCTCTTCTGTTATGTTTTCTGTGATCTCATATAATGTCATAACCAATTCCTCCCGAAGATCTTCCGAAACTGTTCCCTGCTGCCAATCTGGGCTTCAAAGGCTTCCTGTCCCTGGCGATGAAGTTCATCCATGACTGCCTGGTCTTTATGTACTGCATGAGAACCGATCTGATGGCAATTCAGGCACAGGTCTACTTTTAAGCCATATTGTTCAGATAATGTCCGGTTAGGTCCGCCGAAGATATGATGTTCTTCGGTATGGGTGTATCGTCCGCACAGGTAACAATAGCCTTTTCTGCTCCCCAGGATACTTGCGGGGTGGGAAATTCTTTTTTTCCTGGTTTTCCCTTTCGGGAATTTCAGTCCTACATCCATACGCCCACCAGATTCTCCGGATCCCCAGGGAGTTTTGGAAGAAAAGTCATTCTTGTACGGTGTCTAAAGAGTGTGTGAAGCTCCCGGACGTTCTTTTTGATAATCACCACGTTCGTCGGCTTTTCTCCTTCAAACAACCTTGCTACGCTCTTTCCTGGGTAATCTGTTGGATTTTTGTATATAGCAAATGAGGGAAGTTTCAGTTCGCTCATGTCTATCTGATCAATGTCTTCTGCGATCTTATCTTTCATAAGACTCCTTTCTCCCTGCTCCTTACAGGCTGGGGCAGGGATATGAATTTGTGATATATAGGATTTAGATTGCACCCTTGTTAATCTACCCAGTTTCTACCAAGATGATCTACTTTCATTTCTAACCATCTTTCCCAGAAGCTGGTGCTTTTGAGCTGACTAAATGTAACATTTCCAAAGCTCTCAAAGGCTTTTGCGATATGATCAGCTGCTCCATATTTGGTAAGGGAATCCAGGTATTCTTTTCTGCTGATCGGCTTGTCCACTACCTCATGGGGTTGCGCCGGCGCAATTCCCGCGCTCGGTGTGCTTTCCTCTGAAGGTTGTGGTTCTTCGCTCTTTGGAAGCTTCTGGTCTTCCTGGGATTCCTTTTCACTGACAGGTTCTTCTACGCTTTCTGGTGGTTCTTCTAAAGCCTTTTTCTGGACTGCTGCCGTCTGGTCCTCTGTTTCGTTCTCCTCTGAATCTGGCTTTCCCTTCTCTGCCTGTTCTTCCGGTTCTTTCTGAACAACCGGCTTTGGCATATATTCTTCATGGTTCAAAATGCTGTCCTGGCCTGGGATCTGTTCTTCCTCTTTCGGCTGGTTTTCCACTGGATTTTCTGGTTCTTCTGGCTTTTCCACGGTTTTTTCGGATTCTTCCACTCTTTCCACCGTGTTTTCCTCTGGAACAGGTGCTGTTTCTTGATTTTTTTCTTCTTTTTCCTCGGTGGCTTGTGCCGGCGCAATTTCGGAGTTTGCCATAGCATTTCTTAAAAGCGGTGCATCTTCTTCCGGTTCTGCTGTTTTTTGACTTTCTGGCTCAAAATAGGCTTCCCAGGTTCTGCCGCCAGCAGCCTTTTCTCCAAACAGATCCTGGACAATGTCAAAGAACTCGCTCCATGGCATGTTTGTGGTGCCCTGAGGAATCTGTTTTACCATAATCCCCTTGTCCTGGCCGTACATCATCAGGAATACAGTGTTTTTCCGGTAACTTCTGGTTCCAGAAGGATTCACAATGTCCACCATCTGTCCGATATTTCCAGTTCTATAAGCTTCTGATCCGAACAGCTCATTTAGGATTTGCCTGAAAGCTTTGAAAAACTCAAAGACAGTTTCGTAAATCTTGTTATCTTCCCCATTTTTCCAGTTTAATAACTGTTCGGGGTTGTGTTCGTTTTCTTTGTTGAATTTCTTTAATTCCCGGATGTCTGCTCTCTTGGTGTCTGGTGTGATCAGCTGCTGGTCCTCTTCGGAGAGCTGAAGCATTTCAGAGAGCTGGGCGAATTTAAAATCTTTGTACTGCTCCTGGAGCTCCGGGGTGTCCCCCGGAACGGAATAACGCTCATATACATTCATGAAACGGCTTACCCCGTCTGGGTTCATATCGTATTCTGCTTTGGCGAATTCAGTGATAGAGTTATAGCCATCCAGTGTGTACGCTTTGGAGGCGTTGATTCTGGTCAGCTGCCAGCCGATCTTTACAAAGCTCTTTACGATCCCGGTTAAATTCTCTTTGATTTCTGATTTGCACTGGATGTAGTCATCCAGGCTTAACTGTACATATTCCATAATGCCCTCCTTATCCTGCTATCTGGATCCGCTCAGTCTGCCTTTTAATACTGTTTTTAAATGCATTCAATACTTTCTGAATTTTTCCCTCGTCCGGTTTACGATCATACTCGGAATACCATTGCAGAATCCCGTCATTTTCCATGCTGATCTCTATGGTGTAATAAGGCTTTTCCAGTTCTTTTTTCTTTCGCAGAAACAAAATCCAGCTTTTGCCTGCTGCCATTTTCTCCATATATGTAGTAGAAGCGCCTACGCAATGATGTAGGGTTCTTCCCTCCTCCACCAGTTCCTCACATTTTCCTGCCGGGATGATCATATAATCTTTATCTTCCCAGAAATAGCGCTTTGCCTCAGGCAAATGCTGTATAATTCCCTTGTTAAGCCCTTTGTACATTTTCGCCTGTTTCTTCAGCTTTTCTGCATCTCTTCTAGCATTGATCCGCTCTACTAATTCATCGTGTCTGATTTTTAAGTCCTTAGGGAACCTGACAATATCATCTGTAACGTCCATCCCCTCAGCTTCTGCCATTCTCAGATAATCATTCCAGTTAGATACCAGCTTATTTGAGGAAACATTTTGTTTTTTTATGTAATTGACCATGCGGTTTATGCTCCCGAGCGCTTTTAATATCTCCTGGCAGTCATCAGGTGTGCTATTGTTTTTACTTAGAAAACTCAGGCTTTCCTGGGAAATTTTCATCTGCTTCCCTTGATGTTCCATCTCTTCTTCATATTGCAGCCACTTTAATGCATTTATCCCTCCGTCCAGGATTTTTAATCTGTATAGCCGGTTTCCATTTATTTTTAAATTCTCTGTCAGTTTTTCCCGGCTTTCCCGGATATAGCTGGGATTCCCCCACATGCCATACTCTTTCGTTACCTCTGCTGCCAGTTTTATAAGTCCCGCTTTTATCCAGTATTCCATCCAGCGCCGCCTTGTAAAGGTCGTGATAAAACTATTGACATTAATTTTTCGTTGCATCTCCGCAATGACAGCAAGCCCACTGTACTGTATAGTGCCACCATATGGTAATACTTCCTTCAGGTTGTCCGGATAAAGATAAGATTCATAAAATCTTTTATTTGCCTGGTTCTTATCCCAGAAATCCTGTCCCTCTTCGCTGCGCTCGCTATAAGTCCCGTACCATACCTTTCCCCAGGTTTTATCCCTTGGAATAATCACCCTTATGTCTTCCAGAATTTCTATCTCTTTTTTACCGGGCGTCCAGGTACAAATTGCCCTCAGCTGCCGTTCGATCCAGTCATATTCCCCCATAATCTGTAAAACAACCACTGGTTCTTTCTTCTGGATTTCCTGTTTTCTAAGATAAGCAGTTACAGGCTGTCCGCATTTTGGGCAGATTGTTTTCTCATTATGTTTCCAGCCAATCTTTTTCCAACCACTACTTCCGCAGGCAGTACAGGAATAATCTGTCCGCGTCTTTGTCCTCTTGATAAAAAGATAATTCAGGGGAAAAATCTTGGTTTTCAACCAAGGTTCCAGACCGTCTGGCAGATAAGGCACCAGGCTCATTAACTCTTCAACCCGTTTTTCTTTTTTCTTAAGAGCATCCATGTATTTCGAGTGGTTTATGTCGTCTTCGTACCATTCTAGGCTTTTTCCTAAATATTCGTGTACGGTGTTTCTATCGTCACTTGAATTCCACATCCAGTCATCGCCGCAATAATATGACTCAGCGCCCTTTAATGATGGCTTTCCCATACATATCCTTGCAACATTGTTTATTTTGCAGGTTCTCCAGGAACCATCTACATAGCAGGCATGTGTCAACCGGTCCGCGAAATAGCGTCCTTTCAGTTCTCCCTTGTAAAAAAGATCAATGTTCAGATGCTGCTGCCCGTTATAGCTGGCGATCTGGCTGACTGCAACTACTTTTTCACTTCTTGTCTCAGGTGCTTCCTGTTCGGGAATGTGCATGAGTAATGCTGTTCTTCTCATCTTCCGGTACCTCCCAGATAGTACTCTCTGATCAGTCTCTTGGCTTCGCCCATACCTGGAGTACCAAAATCAACTCTGTTTGCCGTTATTTTGGCGGCTTTTACAATCTCCTTGTCTATGCTAATCCGGCGTTGGAAGGAATAAACCAGTAATGTAGCCATGCAATCTTTCAGTGATTTCCCTTTCTTTCTCACCTGGTGTGCCATCAAATCATTCTCCATGCACAGGCTCTTGGTATACTCCACCCAGTCTTGCATAAGACCTTTCAAATTCAGTTTTTTACTTTCAATGTCCAGCTTTCCTAAAGCTGCAGTCTCAGCGTCACATAAATAGGGAATATCCCCGTTCAGATACAGATCCACATAATCTTCCGGGATCCCATTTTCTTTCGCCATTGCCTTAATGCTCTCTGTATCGCCTTCATTGAACAAATTCTCTGCAAGCTCGTTGATATCCTTGCAGCTGTCCATTTCTCCAAATTTATCAAACATATTCTTCCTCCCTATACTTCATCTTCATTTGGCATTACCCTGTGGTACTGATACCTCACCGTATGCATTGCTTCCAGCTTCAGGAGCTGTTCCCAGAGCTGTGCATTCCTCACTGGCTCGCCGTTTGCTTTCTTCCAGCCGTTCTGTTTCCACTGGCTGGCGTATTTATGGTAAGTGGCAAGATACCCACAGTCTGTATGTACGGTCACGATTGCAGGGCGGACCAGGCGCTGAAATGCTGCGATTGCAGTCCGCATCACCAGCTGGTGTTTCGTCTCGCCTTCCGGAAGCCTTCCCACTCCCCAGCGGTACTGCCCTTTGCAGGTTACTTTGTAGTAATACTTTGCCTCCTTTGGCTTTGGTGCCCTGGAGGACTCATATAGATAAATGTCTGTCTGTACTCCCATGTCTTTAAATCCTCCTGTTCAGCCGGATCATGGTGTAACGGCGGTATTTGTAACCGGTTACCGGATTGATTCCTTCAAATGATTCTGCTATGTAATAACCCTTCTTTGGTTTCAGGCCCTTTTGCCATCGTTTCAGCTTCTCTGGTTTCGACTCCGGAAGAGGCATGTTCCGGGAATGGCTGTAATTTGTTTCCCGAAGTCTGGGCTTTGCCGGAGTACCATCTTTTTTCTCTTCCCTGGTATTCTCATCTTTTGTAAGATAGGCTGCCAGTCTTTTAAAATCTTCTTCCGGGCACATGCTCTTGCGGATCTGTGTCACAAATACGCCGCCATATTGCCAGACTCTTTCTATGAGGCTGGCAGTATCTCCGATATCGTTTATTACAAAGTGAATGTGCCAGGCTCCCTTGGTTCCTCTTTCAATGTTCCGGATCCAGTAGAGCATCCGTCCTCTTTTCTTGTATATTCTCTTCAGCTTGTCCATTGCCTGGCGAAACTGTTTCATTGCTGTTGCCATGTCCGGCGGTCTGATCTCTGGCCGGTATGTGTATGTAGCCCAGAGATCGCCAGGGGAGAAGTACTCCATCAGAAGAAGCCTTGCACCCTTTTCCTTCTTCCAGGCATTTACCCTCTGGATATCCTCCGGGGTAGGTTTCCGCTTCGGCTTTCGTTTCTCTCCTGGAGCTCCGTACCTTCCGTCATGGTTTTCTTCTACATACAGGATATCCTTCTTACGCAGATACCAGGTTTTACGCTTGGTTCCCATTCCATTAAGCTCCTAACTTTAATATCTTTATCAAGTTCGAAACAGGGGATTTCCTGCCCCTGTTTTCTTGACTTTCTGCCGCCTGGATGGTATAGTATTTACAGACGTTTTATCCAGGTGGCGGATAGTCATTGACCCATGTACTCGCAATACATGGGTCATTTTTTATGCAATTATGTAACCTCCGCCCCTCAGAACACACAGTTCTTTCGCTATTGCTTCAGCTTCACTTCTTGTCCCATAACAACTTCTGAGAGAATTATCTGAAAACCTTATAATCCACATCAGCTTTTTCTCCTTCTGGTCTTCCATTGACATTTCTCCATGTTCCCTTTACAATGAGAGGGTGATAAACTATTTTTGTCCATTGGACACCGGATCCTGATGAGCTCCCACTCTCAGGATCCATTTTCTTTTAACAACCGGGTAAGATGTTCCTTAGCCGCTTCGTAGTTTTTAACGGATTCTTTCATCAATGCTTCGTCACGATAGATATCATAAGTAGTCATTTTGCTTTCTGTTGGTTCCTCCACCCAAACCCGACATGGATATCCAGCTAATCCTATTTCGAAACTTACATGGATTCCGCTTGCTATAGCTTTCTTCGAAAGTCCATACAACTCATCTATCATTTTTTCTAAAACCATGGTCTCCTCCTTTCCAGATTGGTTCTTCTTTTAGGCTACATTAGTACTCACTAATTTTTCAGCACAATCCATATCCAAAACAAAATAAGAAATATATATGGTGCAAATGTAAGTAATTTATCCCACATGTCTCCTCCCTTCCGGCTCTGTTCCCTGTATCAGCATCCAAGCAAGCATTGATAATGCCAGTGCTCCTGCAACCTGCAGTCCGTCCCACTGCCAGAACGGCAGGTATGTAGCAAGGGTGCCTATGATGGATGATATGATTATGTTACGCTTCACAGCTTGCCTCCTTTCTGCTGCCTTACCCGGCAGCCTTCTTTCTTTCGAAATTATATATAGCCATTGCCAGATCAACTCGCTCCGCTTCAGTTTTCAGTGCCCGTTCTTTCGTCACCTGCGCTGTTGGAAGCTGATCTATCCGGTATGGCACGCCGTCTATGATAAATCTGCGAGTAAATTTGATTCCTATCACAATCACCTCCCCTGCTACTATGGTATGGATTATGGTTGTACGGAGTTACTCTGTTTCTTTCTCTTTAGACCAGTTTTCTCTGAAGAAAACTCTAGAAGCAGCTCAGTATTTCATTTCTATGGATCTTGTAGTTGAAAAAGCAGCTTCTATTTCTCCAAAGTAATTTCTCTGCTTCCAACATTAAAAGTAATTTCTAGTTCGAAGCATTTCAGCCGATTAATTGTTGCCTGTAGTTGATCGGCTTCTTTTTTTTGCTTGGCTTATTAATTTTTCAAATTCTGGTAAATTTTTAACCTCAATATGAAGTGTACCAGTTGAAGGGCCAAGACCTTTTATGTAATATCCTTCTATCTCTACCCATCTCCTTCCTTGGTTTGCTTTGTTTAGTTTTCTAAACTTTTTGAGTAAAAAAATATGCCTGCATTTCTGAAAAATCAATTTTCAATATTTCACAAGACTTGAAAATTTCATCTTGTGAAAACTCCAATTGATTGTTTAACCTCTGGCTTAATGACACTCTTCCTATGCCAAGTTTTTCTGCAAACGCATCCTGAGTTCCGCAAACCTCTTTAATTTTTCCTCGAAGTTTATCGTATCTCCAGTTCATTTTTTCACCTCCATTCAGTTTAGTTTTCTAAACTAGTTATATAATATTCCTTCTTTCTAACTTTGTCAATACTATTTTTTAGCTTTCTAAACTTTTATATTATTTTCTTCATAATATTGTTGCGTTTTCTAAACATTTGTGCTAATATCCAATTATAAGGAGGTACCGCATAATGAGTACAACTTCAAAGAGAATTCAAGAAGGTATGGAATTAAGAGGACTTAAGCAAGCTGATCTCGTTGAGAGGACTGGAATTAGCAAGGGCGCGCTAAGTTCATATATTTCTGGACGATATGTTCCGAAGCAAAATAATACATTTTTGATTGCAAAAGCGCTGAATGTAAATGAAGCTTGGCTCATGGGTGCCGATGTTCCTATGGAAAGAATTGATACAACGGCAGAAAATCAGCCCCGTGATCAAAAAGAACTAAATGAAATATATGTTCAGCTCTCATCCAATAATAGAGAAAGAGTCCTCACTTATTCCAAGAGCCTTCTTTCCACTCAACAATTAGATGATGAACTTGCTACTGCTACTCTGTATCAACAGCCAACTACACTTGCAGCTCACCACGAAGGTACCGAATATACGGAAGACGAACTGAAAGAAATTGACCAGTTTAAGAAGATGGTAGAAAACAAAAGAAAATAATTGGCAGATCTGCCAGAATGTACATTGACAATATAATATATTTACCCAGGGGACTGGGGGACGTGCTCTTTGCCTAATCCGGACACCTTACGGAGGAGGTGAAGTTTATGAGCGATTATGAGACATTTATGATTATGTTGACTTTTGCTAATTTAATCGTAGCCATACTTACATATGCACATAAAAAATAGCCGTCCTAATCTTTGGCGAGATCAACGGCTATTTTTTAGCTAACTATTTTCGCTGGATTGGGTGAAGTGCAGTCACCTTCCAGCTCCCTTGTTAAATATATTATATGTCACTCTGAAATATTTGTCAATTTTCTTTTTCTTGAAGCAGCTGTACAGTTTTTTGTACATCCAATAAGATATACTAGAGCGGGAGGTGTTTACATGAGCACATATGAGGAATTACAAGACCAGGCCTGCGCGGACGGTATAGACGTAATGGACTATAATTTTAATAGTCCAAATATAAAAGGCTTATATTGTAACAGCACTGTAGCAATCAATAAGTCCATTTCAACCCAGGCAGAAAAATCCTGTGTCCTGGCAGAGGAGCTTGGCCACCACTACACGACTGTTGGTGACATTATTGATCAGTCTGAGGTCAGCAACCGAAAACAGGAATACAGAGCCCGGCTCTTTGGTTACAACCTTAAGATCGGACTGATCGGAATCACACACGCTTATGAAGCTGGATGCCGTAGCTTATATGAAATGGCAGAATACCTGGATGCTACAGAAGAATATTTGAAAGAAGCTCTGGACTGTTATCATTCCATACATGGGGTTTATGCTACCTTGGATAATTACATAATCTTCTTTGAACCTACATTTACGGTAATGAAAGCAGTCAGCAAAATTGAAACCAGATATCCAGGATGACTGGATATCACCGAAAATTGATTGAATTAAGGATGCATAAATAAGACTAGAAAGGAAAGTTTTACATGAGCGTTGTATTATCATACGTTGACACTACAAAAGCAATTATTGCCAGTGATGGATTAGCAACCTATAAAAATAAAAGAACAGCACATAGCAATGAACAAAAGATAATCCACTTAAACGATAATGTACTGTTAGGCTATGCCGGTCATTTACATTCTTGTTTAAGAATCGTCAGCTTACTCACCAATGCAAAACCAGAAAATCAACCTATCGTAAATGCAATGCTTGTAGAAGATACTAATACCTTCATCCAGAAATGCATTGCATCTTTCGATAATTTGGAAAGATGTGGCTTTCTAATATGTGGAAAAGGGAAAAATGGAGTTCCATGTTCTGCAAGTACTTCAAACTACGCTCCTGATGTGTTAAATTATGCGATAGCAGATAATATTCTCTACTACGCCCTATATCCGGAAGAAGTTCCTCGAAATGTTGATTTATTCAGGAATCGTATACTGCAATGCCCTCATGATATTCGCTTTGCCATGGGACTGACAATAGACGATGTTGCTAAACTTTCCCCAACTGTCAATACTCAGCATTATTTTCAGGAACTTCGTTTTTAAGTTCCGTTGCATTTAGAATACCACCCTTAGCAATAAAATTTTCGCCAACATAAATATCTTGATTCACACCTATGTTTGCGGATGTATTAACATCTTGTGTTAATTTTTCAAATATATCATTATTCATACTTATATATTCTCCTTTTTTATAAGTTATATTAATGATAGCATCAAAAAAGAATATAGTAAAGTGTTAGTTGCACATTAAACAATAGTAACCCACCATAAAAGAAAGGATGATTGCCTTATGTTGTATCCATTCATGACACTCAACGACAACACGGAAATTGTGCATTCAGAAGCAATTGAAAAAGACGGACGCGAACAGGTAAAAGTATGTATAGAAAAACCTGTCTTCGAGGATTTTCATTCAGCTACTTGCTGGCTTCCTGATTACAAATGGGAAAAAATAAATGGCTTCTCAGAAGAGGAAATTAAATATTTTCAAGATTACCTCTCTTCTGTTGCACATATTATCATGCAGTTAGCCCGAGAAGGTGGATTCGAAGGAGGAATGGATAATGCCTCGAGTTTTTAAAATCGGTGGATACATTGTATATTTCTGGGTAAATGAAAATGATCCACTGGAACCAGTACATGTACACGTGTGTGAAGGAGTTCCGTCACCTACTGCTACTAAAATATGGATTACCAGGAATGGCGGATGTCTGTTATGCCATAATAAGTCAAAGATTCCTTCAAGGCAGCTCCGCACAATCATGCAGACTATCGAAGCGCGAAAGAAAGATATCCTTGACCTCTGGTATGAAACATTTGGACAAATTAGCTATTATTGTTAAACTTGAACACGTAAGTAATTCTTACATGTTGAAGAGGAATATCATGTTTGAGGAAAACAGAATTTTATATGCAGATTCTTCAAAAGAGTTACTGAAAATACAGGACGCAAAGCCTTTGGATGACATGATGATGCTTCTTACTTTCTCCACGGGAGAACAGCGCTTGTTTGATGCAACCATTTTGAATGGTCCTGCATTCGCTCCACTGTCTGATGAGAAGATTTTTAAGGATTGCAAGGTTGTAGATGGTATTGTTACATGGATGGATGAGGACATTGACTGTGCTCCTGAATACATGTATGAGCACAGCTACGCTTATCCGGCTTTACAGTCGGCAATCTAATTTTATAAAAGAAAAACCGCCCTAGTGTTGGCGCACCAGGGCGGCAAAGACTACATTCCCGAAGGTTGATGCAGTACGTTCCGTAAAATATTGTATCATCTTCGGGGCAGCCATGCAAGCGGAACCTTTGTTCGCGCTGGCTGTTATTTTTGTACTTATTTTTACATAATTATAATCGAGGTGATACCATGACCGAACAAAAATCTGATGATCTGCGCATGGGAGCACTGTATATCCGTGTCAGCACCCATGAGCAGGATGAGCTGTCTCCTGACGCGCAGAAGCGTCTGCTACTGGACTATGCCAAGAGTAATGGAATCGTGGTCCAGAAGGACGCCGTGTTTGTAGAGAGTGTCTCCGGGCGTAATGTGAAGAAGCGAAAAGAGTTCCAGAGAATGATTGCACAGGCCAAGTCCCCGGAACATCCCTATGATGTGATCCTGGTGTGGAAATTCAGCCGATTTGCCCGCAACCAGGAAGAGTCTATAGTTTATAAGAGTATGCTGAAAAAAGACCGTGTGGACGTAATCAGCGTGTCTGAGCCGGTTATAGACGGACCGTTCGGCAGCCTGATCGAGCGTATTATTGAATGGATGGATGAATACTACTCTATTCGCCTGTCCGGTGAAGTGCTCCGCGGCATGGGCGAAAAGGCATTAAAACAGGGGTACCAGATTTCTCCTCCCCTTGGTTATGATGCAGTCGGGGACGGAAAACCGTATAAGATCAATGAAAAGGAATTCAAAATTGTCTCTTACATCATGTCCCAGTATGATGATTACTGCCAGGACACCACTGCCATTGCCAGAAAATGTAATGATCTGGGCTACCGGACCAAGCGGGGGAATCTGTTTGAGCGGCGCAATATTGACTATATCCTGCGCAATCCCTTTTATGCTGGCATTGTAAACTGGAATGGACAGACTTTTGAGGGAACCCATGAAGCACGTTATACCACAGAACAGCTGGATAAGCGCATCAAGCTTATGGATGCCAGACGAAGACCAGCAAAACACCGGAATGCCTCCACCTGTAAGCACTGGCTTTCCGGTCTGATCAAATGCTCCATCTGTGGTGCCACCCTCTCCTACACCGGATCAGGAGCCTGTCCTTACTTTCAGTGCTGGAAATACGCAAAGGGTTATCACAAAACCTCCGTAGCCATCTCAGTAAAGAAAATGGAGCAGCTTGTCATCGATTACCTGAAGCAGCTTCTGGATGGCGCTGATTTCCAGTATGTCCCCAAGACAACTGCGCCGGCGCAAAATGAGGAACTGGAACAGCTGAAGCAGGAACTGGCCAGACTTTCAACCAGGGAGCTGCGAATTAAGCTTGCCTATGAAAATGAGATTGATACTTTGGAAGAATACAAAGAAAACAAGATAAGACTACAGAAACAAAGAGAATCTCTTTTAGAGAATATCAAAGAACTGGAAGCACAAAAACCAGAAGATCCATCCAGGGATAATGTCCTTTCGCAGATTCGAAGTGTGTATGATGTTCTCCTGGATCCTGCTGCCGAAAGTAGTACAAAAGGGAACTTTATTCGAACTATAGTCGATCAGATTGTATTTGACAAAGAGGCTGAAATGGTGTATTTTGATATTATCATCTAAGACATATCAATTTTTCACAGGTTACGATTATACTATTTCTTAATTCAGATTTAACTTTTTTCCAAAAAACAAGTGAATTTTATCTATTATAGGGTATCGGACTCCGGTGGCCCGGATGGAGAAATCGGTGCTTCTATGCGCTATCTCTCCCAGCGCTTTACCATGCCGAACCGAACCTCTGCAGCTGTGCTTAATGATATCGGTACTGAAGAACTGGCACATCTGGAGATGGTTTCCACCATGGTTCACCAGCTTACCCGTGACCTCACTATGGAAGAAATTGAGAATTCCGGGCTGGGACCATATTATATTGACCACACAGTTGGCGTGTGGCCACAGGCAGCAGGGGGTGTTCCATTTAATGCCTGCGAATTCCAGAGTAAAGGTGATCCAATCACGGATCTATTTGAAGACCTTGCAGCAGAACAGAAAGCACGCTCCACTTATGACAATATTCTCCGTGTAGTACGAAATATCCCGGAAGTTGCTGATCCTATCCGTTTCCTGCGTGCAAGGGAAGTGGTACATTTCCAGCGATTTGGTGAAGCACTTCGCTCCATCCAGGAACAATTGGATGCTAAAAACTTCTACGCTTTCAATCCAGGCTTTGACAATCCCTGCTCTGCAAGCTGTGCACCTGAAGCAAAATAG